TATTATTCCAAAGTTTGTGGACATCGTTGTAAACGGAATGTCAGATAGATTATATGATATAAAAGCATTTTCACAAGATCCTGCTTCAATGAAGCAAAGAACTGATTATGTTGAATCTATATTAGAAGATATGCAAACAAAAGAAATATCTGATAATATAATGGCGCAGCTTGGGGTTAATGTGTATAGCAATGATCGAGAAACATTGCCGGAAAATGAAGAAGAGCTTTCTTTACATATGCAGCTTGAATATAAGCAATCAATTGAAATAGCTGAAGAACAAGCAATTAATACAGTATTTAATTCTAATAATTATGATCTAATACAAAGAAGAATCAATTATGATTTAGCTGTAATTGGTATAGGTTGTATTAAGAATGAGTTTAATACGTCACAGGGAATAAAAATAAAATATGTAGACCCTGCTGACGTTGTTTATTCTTATACATATTCACCTTACTTTGATGATATATATTATATAGGAGAAGTTAAAGCAATGACTATTAACGAGTTAAAGCAACAATTTCCAGATTTAACAGACGAAGAATTAGAAGAGTTAACAAAACAAGGAGTACAAACTGGAGCATCACATAATAGATATATAAATGAAGATGCAGTATTAGATGCAAATACAATACAGGTTTTATATTTTAATTATAAAACTTATAATAATGAAGTATTTAAAATAAAGAAAACAGCAACAGGTGCAGATAAAGCTATTAAAAAAGATGATCAATTTAATCCACCTAAAGATGACAGATCAAGATTTTCTAAACAATCAAGATCTATTGAAGTTGTATATGACGGTGCGTTTGTACTTGGTACTCGTAAATTATTAAAATGGGGAATATCTAAAAATATGGTAAGGCCCAAAAGTGATACAACAAAAGTAATGATGAATTATAATGTTGTTGCACCAAGATTATATAAAGGCCGTATAGAATCATTAGTTAGCAGAATAACAACATTTGCAGATATGGTTCAATTAACGCATTTAAAACTACAACAAGTTTTATCAAGAATGATACCAGATGGAGTTTATTTAGATGCAGATGGATTAGCTGAAATAGATTTAGGTAATGGCACAAATTATAATCCGCAAGAAGCGTTAAATATGTTTTTTCAAACCGGTTCAGTTATTGGTAGATCAATGACAACGGATGGTGATATGAATGCTGGAAGAGTGCCAATACAAGAATTAACATCAAACGGTGGTAATAATAAAATAGCTTCATTAATAAGTACATACAATTATTATTTACAAATGATACGCGACGTTACCGGATTAAATGAAGCAAGAGACGGTTCGTTGCCAGATAAAAATGCTTTGGTTGGTATACAAAAGTTAGCGGCGGCTAATTCAAATACTGCTACAAGACATATATTACAATCTAGTTTATATCTTACAGCTAGAACAGCTGAAGCTATTAGTTTAAGAATATCAGATATATTAGAGTATTCACCAACTAAAGATGCATTTATATCTAGTATAGGAAGATTTAATGTAGCAACATTAGAGGACATTAAAAATATGCATTTGCATGACTTCGGAATTTTTATTGAACTATCACCAGATGAAGAAGAAAAACAAATGCTAGAAAATAATATTCAACAAGCATTAGCTAAAGATCAAATATATTTAGAAGATGCTATTGATATTAGAGAAATAAAAAATATAAAACTTGCTAATCAACTATTAAAAGTTCGTAGACGTAAAAAATTAGAACAAGACGGACAAAGACAGCAAGCAAATATTCAAGCACAAGCGCAAGCTAATACACAAGTTACGCAAGCTTCAGCACAAATGGAAATGCAAAAAAATCAAGCTATCTCACAACAAAAAGCAGAGTTAGCACAAGTTGAAGCAAATCTGGAAATGCAAAAAATGCAACAAGAAAAAGAACTTAAGAAAGAACTTATGAAATATGAGTTTGATCTTAATATAGCTCTCAAAGATAAAGAGAGCGAAGTCTTTACTAGTCGAGAAAAATATAAAGAAGATAGAAAAGACGAAAGAACTCGAATACAAGCTTCTCAACAATCTAAGCTTATAGAGCAAAGAAAAGATAATAAAGGAGAACAAGAATTTGAATCTGCTGGTAATGATACTATGGGTAGCGGATTTAATTTAGAAGTATTTGAACCGAGATAACCCAATCATACTAATTTTATAATATTATATCATGGCAGAAGAAACAGTTAAAGTTGAAGAAGCTGTAAAAGAAACAGTTGAACAACAAGAAAAAAAGCAACCTGAACAAAAGGTTGAAACACCTAAACAAAAAGTTGAAACACCTAAAGAAGATGATGGTGTTATTAAAATAGATTTACGTAATTTAAAAGAAGAAAAAGATGCCGTTCAAGAGCAAAGCACAAATGAGGTACCTGTACGCGACGGATCCGAAACTAGCGAAGAGGTTCAAGAAGAAAACAAAGAGGAGTCTAAAGAGCCTACCGGAAAAATTAAACAAGAAGAAAACAATCAAAGTAACGAAAAGGAACAGGGGGAAGAAATAAATTCACCTATAGAATTAGTTACAGATGAAGAAACAAAAGAAGAAGAAAAAAGCTTAGTTGATAAAATAAAAGATATACCAAATAAGCTTAAAGAAGAACAAGAAGATGTAAATAATAATCAAGAAGCCAGGGAGTTACCAGAGAATGTAGAAAAGTTAGTACAGTTTATGGAAGACACTGGCGGAACTGTTGAAGATTATGTAAATCTAAACAGAGATTATAATGGTATGGACGATATGCAATTACTTCGCGAATACTATAGACAAACTAAACCTCATCTATCATCAGATGAAATAGATTTTTTAATTGATGATAATTTTTCTTATGATGAAGAAAGTGATGAGGAAAGGGAAATCAAGCGTAAAAAACTTGCTTTCAAAGAATCAATTGCAGAAGCTAAATCAAATCTAACTAACCTTAAGAGTAAGTACTACGAAGAACTTAAGTTAAGTTCCCGTTTGACTCCTGAGCAAAAAGAGGCGGTTAAGTTTTACGATGATTACAAAACGACAACAAAATCTACACAACAGCAGCGTGCTGTATTTGAAAAAACTACAAATGAATTATTTAATAATGAATTCAAAGGTTTTGAATACAAAGTTGGTAATTCAAGATACAGATACAATGTTAAAGATATAGATAATGTTAAAAATACTCAATCTGATATTAATAGTTTAGTTAGCAAATATGTTAATGAAAATAATGAAATGTCAGATGCTAAAGGGTATCATAAAGCATTGTTTACAGCAATGAACGCAGATGCTATTGCGAATCATTTTTATGAGCAAGGAAAATCTGATGCTATAAAAGAACAAATGAAAAGTTCAAAAAATATTAGTATGGATCCGAGAGGCTCGCATGAAAATGTAACTACAAATAGCGGAATGCAAGTCAAAGCAGTTAGTGGAGATGATATTGATCGTTTAAGAATTAAAATGAGACAATAACAATCTTTAAAATTAATTACAAATGGGATTATTTTCAACGGGTGGTGCGTTTCCAGCTGGATTAACGCCTGCCCCAACTAAAACGTTGTTTGGTACAAACTACCTAACATTTGATTCTGCCTCAGGAGGTGGAACGTTTGCACAACAATTTTTACCCGACGTATACGAAAAAGAAGTTGAAAGATATGGAAACAGATCTATAGGTTCTTTCCTTCGTATGGTTGGTGCTGAGATTCCTTCTGCTTCTGATCAAATTATTTGGTCTGAACAAGGAAGATTACATATAGCTTATGATAGTGCATCTGCTAATACAACATCTGGTGTGATTACTGAAAACGGTCACGCAGTTAGAATTGGACAGACTGTTGCTATTATTGAAGCTGGTACACATCCTAATGATGGTGTTACTTGGACTGCTGATAAAGTAGTTAAAGGTGTCGTTACTGCTGTAGCTACTAATACATTTACTGTAAAAGCTTATGGTGGTGCTACATTAACTGCTGCTGGACTTACTTCAGGTAGTGCTGTTACTGTTAAAGTATTCGTTTATGGTTCTGAATTTTTAAAAGGAACTGCGGGTATGGCTGGTTCTATTGATGCTGGATTCCAAAAATTTAGCAATTCGCCTATCATTCTAAAAGATAAATATTCTATCTCTGGTTCTGATACTGCGCAAATTGGCTGGGTTGAGGTAACAACTGAAAATGGAGCTTCAGGATATTTATGGTATTTAAAATCAGAGCATGAAACAAGATTAAGATTTGAAGACTATCTTGAAATGGCAATGGTTGAAGGTGAGCTTGCTGCTACTGGATCTGGTGCTATAGGAGATAACTTTAAAGGTACTGAAGGTATGTTTGCAGCTATTGAGTCAAGAGGAAACATCTATCAAAACTTCAACTCAGGTGAAGATGCATTAGATAACTCTGACGGTTCTGCAAGATCTGGATTACAAGATTTTGATGAGATTCTTAAGAATTTAGATAAGCAAGGTGCTATTGAGGAAAATATGCTTTTCTTAAATAGAGCTACTGCTTTAACTTTTGATGATATGTTAGGAGCTGTTAATGCTCATTATAATGGTGGTACATCTTTTGGTGTATTTAATAATAGTGAGGATATGGCACTTAATTTAGGATTTAGTGGTTTTAGAAGAGGTTCTTATGACTTTTATAAAACTGACTGGAAATACTTAAACGATGCAACAACTCGTGGTTTAGGTGGTAACATTGATGGTGTGCTTGTACCTGCTGGTACTTCAACAGTATACGATCAACAGCTTGGTAAAAATATTAAGCGACCATTCTTACACGTGCGTTATCGTGCTTCTGAAGCTGATGATAGAAAAATGAAATCTTGGATCACTGGATCTGTAGGTGGAGTTTATACTTCTGACGTTGATGAAATGAATGTACACTTCTTATCTGAAAGATGTCTGTGTGTTCAAGGAGCTAACAACTTCGTATTATTTAAGACTGCTTCTCAAGTAGCTTAATACTTAATGTAAAGATGGGGTACCTTCGGGTACTCCTACCTTTACTTTTAATCATTTTTATTATATTATATTATGGCAACAAAAACTACGGCTAAAAAGCCACAAGCCCAAAAATCATGGGTATTAAAAGATAGATCTTACGCTCTTAAAGGAAATAAAGAGCCTATAACTTTTAGATTAGCTTCAAGGCATCATTCAAGAACACCTTTAATGTGGTGGGATGAAGAAAAAGGTTATTCAAGAGAATTAAGATATGCTACTAATCAAAAATCACCATTTGTTGATGAACAAAAAGGTAGAGCAACATTAGGGCATATTGTTTTTAGGGACGGTGTTTTATTCGTGCCAAAAACAAATCAATCATTACAAAAATTATTATCATTATATCATCCAGGCAAAAATGTATTCTATGAAGAACTAGATGCAGTAGAAGAAGCTAAAGATGATTTATTTGATTTAGAATTAGAAATACAAGCTTTAAATATGGCTAAGCAAATGGATATAGATCATGCAGAAGCTGTATTAAGAGTTGATCAAGGAAATAAAGTTTCTAATATGTCTTCTCAAGAAATTAAAAGAGATATATTATTATTTGCAAAAAACAATCCAGATCTTTTTCTACAACTAGCAGAAGATGATAATGTGCAATTAAGAAACTTCGGAATTAAAGCAACAGAAGAAGCTATAATTTTATTGTCAGAAGATCAAAGATCGTGGCATTGGGGTACTAATAATAGAAAACTATTTACAATACCATTTGATGAAAATCCTTATTCTGCATTAGCGGCATGGTTTAAAACTGATGAAGGAACCGAAGTTTATAAAACAATTGAAAAGAAACTAAAATAGTCATTCTATAGTGATGGGGTCGCTAAGAGTGGCCCTATTACTATAAATAATAAAAACATATGGTTAGCGTAGATAAAGTTTATCAAAGAGTATTAGCCATTCTCAATAAAGAGAATAGAGGTTATATGACGCCACAAGAATATAATTTATTAGCTAATCAAGCACAACTTGAAATATTTGAACAATATTTTTATGATTTAAATCAATATAATCGTAGAGGCGAAATAAATAATGAATACGCAAATATTGTAAAAAACATAAAAGAAAAAATTGATTTATTTAAAATTGTAAATTTTAATTTAACTATTTCTTCAGGTAAATATACTTTACCAAATAATTTATATAGATTAGGTACTGTACAATATACTAAATCAGGTACTTCAACTTATACAGGAAGTACAACAACAGAAACTTGTGAAATTGAACCAGTATCAACAAATGAATTTATTTATATAAATAATTCTCCACTTACAAGTCCATCAACAAGTTATCCTATATATCTTAGAGACGGTAATTCATTAACTGTTTATCCTAGTTCTATAGTTGATACTATTCAGTGTTCATATGTTAAAAAACCCGCTGAAGTTAATTGGACATCTTTTGAAGTTAATGGTGTTGCATTATATAATCCTGCTGCAGCAGATTATCAAGATTACGAGCTACATCCATCAGAAGAAACCGCATTGGTTAATAAAATATTAACATATGCTGGATTAGTAATCAAGCAGCCTGAAATAATTCAAGTTGCTGATGCTAAAGAAAATAAAAAAATAACTCAAGAAAAATCATAATAAATGGCATTAGCTAAAGTTATTCCTTCAGTACATTACACATCTAGTGATAAAGGCATTTACCAATTTATATCTATGGGAGATATAATAAATAACTTTATTGTTTCTCATGTAGGAGATGATAAAATAATTAAAAAAGCTAAAAGAGCAGAAGTTTTATATCATGCTCAAAGAGGTATAGCTGAACTTAATTATGATACTTTAGGTAATATTAAAAGTCAAGAAATAGAATTACCACCATCTTTATCAATGTCATTACCACATGATTACGTAAAAATGGTTGAAGTAAGTTTTGTTGATGATACAGGATTACACCAAATTATAAAACCAGCTAGATTAACAGATGAACCTTTTGCTATTTTGCAAGACAGTAATTATAATTATTTAACTGATAATGAAGGTTTTCCTTTATATGCTTCAACATCTGAATCAAGAACAAGATTTAAAGAAAGCACTGAACCTGATATACAAGACGATGCTAATACAGACTTTTTAGAAGAAGGCTATGGTTATAATGTTGATTATGGAAGAAGATATGGTTTAGATCCACAGCATGCAACACGAAACGGGTTTTATACAATAAATGAATTAACTGGTACAATAAATTTTACTAGTAGCTTAAAAGATAAGTTTATAGTTTTAAAATATATATCAGATGGGCTACATGCTGACGACGATATGAAGGTACATAAATTTGCAGAAGAAGCATTATATAAATGTATAATGTATGGTTTAGCGGCTGCTAAATCAAATATACCTGAATATCAAATAAATAGAATTAAAAAAGAAAGAAGAGCCGCTATACGAAATGCAAAACTTAGATTAGCACAACTTAGTCCTGAAGAAATTATTCAAACGCTTAGAGGTAAATCTAAACAAATCAAACACTAATTCATGGCAGAACTAAAGCATACTTTTGTATCCGGAAGGATGGATAAAGACCGAGACGAAAGATTAGTAGAAAATGGTTCGTATCGAGATGCTTTAAATATTCAAGTATCTTCATCAGAAGGCTCTGATGTAGGTGCTGTTGAAAATTTATTAGGAAATAAAAAAATATCAGATTTAAATTTAAAAAATGCTGTTGTATTAGGTAGTATTGCATATACTTTAAAAGATAAAATATATTGGATTGTAACTTCTGATAATATAGACGGTATATATGAATATGATGAAAAACAAAATGTTGTATTACCAATTATAATAGATACAAAAGTAGTTGGAAATACAACTTTAAAAGGAGTTACTGTAGAAGCTAATAATGAAAATGAATTAACTTTAGATGATGTTAATGCAGATGAATTAAAAGCATTATGTGGTAATGTTCCTTTAAATAATAATGATGAAGTTTTAATAAATAATAATTTAAGCTTATCATCTTCAAATCCTTTTATAAAAGTAACTATACCAAAAAATACAACACTTAGAAAAGAAGAAAATAAATTTGTATTTAAAAATATAGAATATAACGGCCAAGACTTAGGCAACGTTACTTTACCATTTACATATACTTCAGGTGGTATACTAAATTTTTCAAAAAATAATCTTATAACAGGCATTAATATAATTGATGACTTACTTTTTTGGACAGATAATTTAAATGCTCCTAGAAAAATAAATATTGCAAATTTTAAAAAGTTTAGCAATAAAATTTTTAATGCTCAAACAAAAGTTACTTTTTCAGAAAAAGATTCTAATGGCAACATAATAAAAAAAGAAAGAGATTTTACAGAAGAAGATTTATCGGTTGCAAAGAAAGCGCCTATGTATGCTCCTACATTAGCTTTATCAGAAACGTTGATTGATGGCGTTTCTGAAATAAATGAACCTGCACTAAGTTTTGCTTTAAATGGACAGCCATTAGATATAGGAGACGATATAACTATTTCAGTTACTTCTGAAATACCCTGGGAGCTAAACGCTGAAGTTACTATTGAAGAAAATAATAATCCTGATAATACAAAAGAGGATTTAGATGTAGTTGCATTTGTTAAATCAAAAACTACTAATTCAATAACATTAACTTTAAAATCTAAAAACATAATATTTGAAACATCTCGTAATTATGATGTAACAATAACATTACTTGAAAGTAAACCTATATATGAATTAACTTTTGTTAGATTTTCTTATAGATGGAAATATAGAGATGGCGAGTATTCTACAATAGCGCCTTTTTCTGAAGTTGCTTTTATTCCTAATGATGGGTTTGAATATGATGGTAAAAAAGGATTTAATACAGCAATGGAAAATAATTTAAGAAAAATTATTTTATCTGATTTTGATTTAGGAACTGATAATGTTGAAGAAATTGAAATATTATTTAAAGAAACAAGAAATCAAAATGTATATACACTTAAATCCGAAAAGAAAATAGATTTTGCAGGTACATATGAAATAACAAAAAAACAAATACATTCTGTATTACCTAATGACCAATTATTAAGAGCTTGGGATAACGTGCCTAAAAAAGCTAAGGCACAAGAAATAACAGCTAACAGAATTATATATGGTAATTATACACAAAATTATGATATATATAATGACCCTACATTTGATATAAAATTAAATCAAAGAAATGATAAATCAAAGCATTCTATAAAATCAGATAGAACTTATCAAATAGGTGTAGTATATATTGATGAATATAATAGACATTCACCAGTTATATCAAGTCAATCAGGATCTATAAAAGTAAATAAAGATAAATGTGCTAATGAAAGTGCGTTTAATATAGCTGTAACTAGTACACCACCGGCTTGGGCTAAATATTATAAATATTATATTAAAGATATTTCAAAAGAATATTACAATTTAGCTGCTGATAGAATATATACAGATAAAGAAAATGGCTTTTCTTATATTGCTTTTCCATCTTCGGAAAGAAATAAAATAACTAATGAAACTTATTTAGTTCTTAAAAAAGAGCATGGAAGCGATGAACCTGTAATTGATATAAGAAACAGGTATAAAGTAATTGAAATATTTAATGAAGCACCTGATTTTGTAGCTTTTAGAAAAAATTTACAAACTACATTTCAAGACATTAAATTTGATGAAGCTTTAGGTGACGGAACTACTGATGATGGTGGTACTATTACTGGTGCTACAGAAGGAAAAACACCTGTAAAAGATAATTTAAAAATATTAATAGAAAAATTAGATAATAATACTGCGGGTATTTCAGATGAAGCTAAAGCATTTTTAAAGCCAGGTAACTATATAAAATTTACAGTAGATATTGATAAAACTCAATTTTATGAAATAGCTTCAGTTAGATTTAAAACAAATTCACCTGGTAATTTAACTACAGGTGAAATAGTATTTAAAACTTCTTTTACAGATGACGTAAATGCTTTGTATGATACTGACTCTAATAAAACGCTTAAGCCTAATATTGGCATGGAAGTATATAAAACAGAGGGCAGCAAAGGTGATAAAGAATTTGATGGAAAGTTTTTTGTTAAAGTTGAAGATAACGAATTATTAAAAGACAATAGCAAGCAATTAGTTGGTGGCAAAAATTATGCTATTAAAGAAGTATTAGAATTAGATGGTTCTCCTGGTATCAGAAAAGGATTAAGATTTAGAAATAAAGCATTAGATAGTCCAAAAGAACCAATATTTATAACACAGCCTAGTAAAAATTTTGATGCTACTAAGTATGCATTTGATATAGAAGAAACGTCTAATACACAAAGTAATGAATTTATAGATTTATTTAAAACGGGTGCTGTAGTTAAAATTAATGATATTGATACTCCTGTAAAATTACTTGTTGGTAATGAAAGATTATTAGATAATGTAAAACCAACTAATAAAAGAAAAGGTAATATAACTCAAAAATCTGTAGGTTTTAGAACTTTAGACGATAATAAATACACCATAGCAAGCTTTTTAATTCCTAAGCCAGGTGACAAAGAAAAAACCTTAACAATAAGTTTTTTACAAGAAATTAATGATAATGAGGTTTTATCTCCTTCTAATCCTGCTATATTTGAAACTGAACCTGTTGAAAATATTACGGATTTAGATTTGTATTATGAAACGGAAAAAGCATTTGATATAGCTGATCACGGTAATGCTAAAACTTTAAAATGGTTTAATTGTTTTAGCTTTGGTAATGGTGTTGAATCTAATAGAATAAGAGATGATTTTAACGCACCGTTTATAGATGTTGGTGTAAAAGCTTCTTCTGTAATATCTGAGCAATTTAAAGAAGAGCATAGGTTTAATGGATTAATTTGGTCTGGTATTATTAATTCAAGAAGCGGAATAAATAGATCAAATGAATTTAATGTAGCAAATCCAATAACAAAAGATTTATTACCTTCTTATGGCAGCATACAAAAATTACATGCATGGGATGATAGTATTGTAATTCTTTGTGAAGATAAAATTATAAGAGCTCTTGCTGATAAAGATATATTATTTAATGCTGACGGCAATCCAAATATTGTTGCAACAAATAAAGTTATTGGTGCAACGCAGCCTTATAATGGAGAATATGGTATATCACAAAACCCAGAATCTTTTGCATCTTATGGTTTTAGATGTTATTTTGCAGATAAAACTAGAGGTGCTGTATTAAGGCTTTCAAAAGATGGACTAACGCCTATTAATAAAATATTAATGGCCGACTTTTTTAATGATAGATTTTTTGATACGGGTTGTTTTAATTCAACTGTTGATAATAGTTATTTTATAGGCTCATATGATGATTATAATAGTTTATATAATTTATCGTTTATAGGAAGAGATACAGTATGTTTTGATGAAGCCGCAAACGGCTGGCCAACTAGAAAATCATTTATTCCACAATTTGGTATATCTCTTAATAATAGATATTATACATATAACACGGGTGAAATGTGGCTACACGATAATGATACTGTTCCGTATAATAACTTTTATGGTCAGCAATATAATTCTAAAATTATACTTGAAATAAATGATGATCCTTCAGTTATTAAAAGCTATAAAACTTTAGGTTATGAAGGCACTACGGGATGGACAGCTAATATAGTAACAGATCAACAAAAATCGAGCACTATAACTTTTAAAGAAAAAGAAAATAAATATTTTGCTTTTGTAAATGGCGAAGCAAAAAGTGTAGATAATATAGACCCTAAAAACTTTAATTTTCAAGGTATTGGTACTGCAACATCTATATCTTCTGTATCTGCTATATCAAATACAACACTTACTTTTGAATTATCACCTATTGAAACAGATAAATATAATTCTAATAGAATATCTGTAACGGGCGCACCTGGGTCTAAATTAAATGACACAGTTGAATTAAAAGTTTTTGCTAAAAGCGGTTATTCTTTAAATGCTAATAATTTTAATTTAAAAAATGTTGTGGCTACACAAGACGGTGATAATGTAAAGCTAGCATATACACATGGTATAAAAACGCAACCTACTAGAAATACGTCTAAATTAATTGAACTTTGTAAAATTGATTTTGCTGCTAAAAAAGATATTACAATATCTGGTAATTATACAGTAAATTTAACTAATGTAACATCGACAGTAAATAACGGTTCTTATTCTTTTTCAGGTAATGAAAAGGTAATAAAAACTATTGTAACTAGAGTTATAACACCTGATGACGGATGGCAAATTGTTCCTGCTTATATTAGCGTAAATAATCCTTTAATTAGATTAACTAAATCAAAAAATTCTGACGGTAGTATAACATTAACTGAAAAAATATCTATACCAAGCACAACTACTGTTGCTAATTATGAAATAAGTGCTTTTGCAGTTGAAAAACCTATACAAAAGAAATCAATTTCTTCAATATCAATTGATAAATCTAACATAACTGCAAAAAACTTTGATAGGATTTTATCAGTATATGGTGATCCTGGCGCAACATTTAGCTATAAACTATCAGATACATCTGCTGAAATTGAAAGCGAAAGAAATATTGAAATACCTCCAACCGGTCTTTATGAAAAAGATATTGAATTTCCTTTAGCTGACACATCAGAAACTTTTAATATAAATATATCACCAGGCAATGAAAGTGAATTAGCACCTGCAATAAGTACAGGGTCTACAGCAATTGCAAGACCTGCAGTAGTTACAAAAACGGTTACACTATTTTCACAGTTTGGTTCAACTGTAAGTAATAAAGTTAAAGCGCAAGCTTTTTTAAATTCTAATGTTGCAAATTCTTTTACACAAGTAATTACTTTACCTACGGCAACATATACAGTTTTAAGACAACCAACACCTAGTGATTTTATATTTGATAATACTTTAGATTCAACTGTATTATCTAATTTAAAAATGGTATTTAATCAAGGTAATCATACTGTAACGCTAACAGGAGATATTGCCATTGATGATATAACTACAGATAATAAAATTGTTTTAATACTTGATAAAATAATAAATAATCAAGTTGTTTTAACAATAGAATATAATAATACTATTTTAGGTGGTGCAGCTACAACAAATTATACAGATTCGGCCGACTTTACAATAACAGGTGCTGCTGGTTTATTAGCACCAGCATTAAAAGAATATTTATTTACTTTAACGCCTTCATCGGGTTTTGAATTTATACCAACTGTAAACGGAGCAGATTTTGAAATAACAGACGGAAGTAATGTTGTAACATCAACATATGCTTTGAATGATAAAATAAAAGTTGTTTTAGATAATAATTTATTAAAAGTTGGTTTTTTATCTAAAGATTTTAATTTACCTGTTGCTAATAAAACAATAAGTGTTAGGCCTAAAAAACAAATAGCACAATCAGTAAATATAGTACCAAATTATAGTATACTATATGAATTTACAGATCCAAGTGATGAAAAATTTACTACATCTAAATTGCAAGGTACTTTAACTAATAGCGCTAATCAAAACTTTTTATTTCAAAAAACTTTTATATTAGATAGAAACGATATAAACTGTTATCAATATATATTTACCACAACAGGTCATGTTATTAATTTAAAAGATGCTGAGCTTAGTGCTGCAACTGCTGGTACATATACTGATATTAATGGTAATAGTGTAACTGTTGCAGGGCAAATTGAATTAAACGATGCAAGAACTGAACTAACTGTAAATACTTTAGCAAATATAAATTCTGTACCTGCTAAACAATTAGGTAAAATAGAAGTTGATTTAAAAACACAATATTTTGGTACAGGATATTTTGGTCGATATTTTATAAGTTTAACAAAAGGTGGATGCGATACTACAGGAAGAGCAATAGCTGGCCGATTATATCCAATAGACCCGCTTAGAAAAACACCAGCTGTTGGAGATTATGTAACAGATAGACTTGGCTTTCAAAGATTTTCAATAGGATCGCATCTTTTAGAAAATACATATAAAGTTAACGGAGCTAATTTAGTTATAACATTAGTTAGTAATAGTACAGATCGTAGAAGAGGTATAGAAAGAATTAAAAGCGTTGAACAATGCCCTCCTCCTAAAGATGTAACATTTAATATGAATGATATAGTAAAAACCTTTGGTGACCCTAATTTTGCTTTAAATATTACATCAAATAGTAGTGCAGCAGTTTCAATTAGTATAGCCAATTCATCTATAGCTACAATTTCTGGAAATATAGTTACAATAGTTGGCGCTGGAGATACTATAATAACCGCTTCAACACCTGAAGTACCCGGTAAGTTTAATGCTGGATTACAAACAGCAAAGCTAAAAGTTAGAAAAGCAGATCCTGTTTTAACAATAACAGATCAAAATAAATTTTCAGATGATCCTGATTTTACAATAACAACATCTTAAATAAAATGGCAATAATATCATCAAATAGTCCCGGATCTTTCACATTTAAATCACTAAATAATAATATTGTTTCTGTAACAGGAAATACGATAAGTATTAATGGTGTAGGTACAGGTGAAATAGAAGTTACTCAAGCTGCTACTTCAAATTTTAATGAAGCAAAAGCTATATTAAAAGTATTTGTTGAAAAAGCAATAGTAATTTTAAAACCGCCTCCAATTCCTGACACTGACGGTGATGGGGTGCTTGATCCCGATGATTTTGTTATTGATGATAATAGAATATTTAGCCCCTCACAATTTAGCTTTGATACAGATTCATGGGGAACAGTTATGTATAAAAAGAAAAATAATGGCCAATTAGATGAATTTTACGGTACTGCAGGTTCTGGTTATATTACACCTGAATTAGACGCTTCACCTATAGGATGGGATGCTAATATTACGTGGAAAGCACGAACTGACGCAAGCTGGATTACGCTTAACTTAACAGCAGCAAGTGTTGTTGAACTTGAAAAAGATAGTGATGGAGTTAAAAAGGTTGTTGTAAAAGGTACACAAGCTCCTTTTAATGTAGCTGAAAATAATACAGGAAGCGATAGAGTTGCTGATGTTTATATAGATTATTATTATAAAGGTAAATTTTTAATAACTACTAAAGAAAAAATAAAACAAAATACAGTAAAACCAATAACATCATTATCTGACGGCACTTCTGTTCCTGATGCTGCAACTCCTGACCAAACATTTGGAGCTTGCTCTTCAGTTGCTTATTTTACTGGTGGCCAAATTTTTCCACATAAAATTGAAGTTGAAATTGGTTCAGCTACAGGATCCGCAGAACTTTATGCGAATGCAATTAATATACCCGATAGGTTTGTTTTAGTTCATGGTAATGAAGTTAAAATTGATACAGGTTATGTAACAGCAGGATCTCCATCAACTTACCAAACACAAGTAAATACTGCTTTAGCGCGAAAAGGTTTACCAGCTTCAACGGTAGTAAGTGATCAAATATACGGAACAGGTAATGAAGGACTTTTTCATCAATGGAATAAAACTAGCACCGAAACAAAAGCATATTTATATATTTATGCTCCATTAGACAACACAAACTGGGAAGCTGCAGTTTCTTGTGCTAATCAAAATTTAAATAATATTAGAAACATGTTAAGACCCGGAGGATCAGGATAATTATGGCAGATATAACAATAACATTTGGAAACACAATAAACCAATCTTTACAAATAGGCGATATAGTTTATTTTGAAAAAGATGGTGATATAGCAGAATTAGGCGAATGCAAAAGCATTGCGTCAGATAGATTATCATTAGTAGCTGATATACCAGATACAAACATAAGGCCCACTAGTAATAGCTTCTTTATGTTTGCTAAAAATAACGTAATAAATACTAGTGGATTACTTGGTTATCATGCCACTGTAACTTTAGAAAACACGTCAACAGACACATCAGAATTATTTGCTGTTAATTCTGAAGTAAATATAAGTAGTAACTAATTATGGAAATATTAAATCAATTTTTATTCGGAAACCCAGAAATTCAAAAAGCTATAGCACCATTAGCTTTAGCCGCTATAGCCGCTGCACCTGGTGTTATTAAAAGCGTTGGCTCTATGTTTGGTAGCTCTGGGCGTAGAAGAGAAGAAAGAGCTGCTGCTGCTAATTTAGCAAATAGAACACAAGCTTATGAACAATTTCAATTTCAAGATCCATCAAGAAATTTAACTAATCCTTTTGAAGATTTAACGGTTAATCAACAACAATCTCAATTTTTAGCACAACAGCAACAACAAGGATTAGCAACAACATTAAATCAATTACAAGGATCAGCAGGAGGTTCAGGTATTGCAGCATTAGCACAAAGTTTAGCTCAACAACAAGCTGCTAATTTACAAGCTTCTGCAGCTAATATAGGCCAACAAGAAGCTGCAAATCAATTAGCAAGAGCTCAAGGCCAACAAAGTTTAGAACGAGCAAGAGCGGCTGGTGCAGCAGAAGTTCAACAATTTGAATTAGGTAGAATAGAAACATTAATGGATGCTGCAGCACAAAGAAAAATTAGAGCTACAGCTGAAAGAGCAAGAGCAAGACAAGACCTAGCTGGTGGGTTAGGTGAAGCGGCAGGGGGTGTTGCTCAAACATTCATACCCGGAAGCGATGGCAGCGATAGTTTAATGAAACAAGCAATAGACAATAGAAGACAAGGAAAAGACTATGCAAAGCTATTTGGGCAAATGGCAAAAATAAAACTTTAATTATGGCATCAAAATATTATAATCCTCAAGTTGCACGCTCTTTAGGAGCAGCTTATGTAGAACCTTATGTTAGCGCATCTGCTGGTGTAGAAAGAGGTATGAAAAGAATTGAGCGTATGCAAAATGCTCAAATTGAAGCTAAAAAAGCAAAAGCTAAAGAATGGGAAGAACAAGTTAAAGCAGCAAATAATAATTGGATAAGCTATAATGATAGAATTCAAAATGCTCCTAATGAGTTAGCAAAACTGCCCGAGGGACCATTACAAGAATATTTTTTAAAAGAGTTTGATGATACCAAAAAAAATTTTAGAGAATATCAAAGTCCCGCTTATAGTAATACTGAAAGATCAATTGAACATCAAAAAATAAAAGGAAAACAAAGTAACACAATTGCATTAATAAAGGATATACCCCAAAGGATGTTATCATTAGATCCTCAAAAAGTTAGTGTTGCAAATAGTCCAAAGGCTGCTAAATTAATTAATGCACAATTAAAAGGTGAATTTTCTATTGATGATAAAGGTATGATTAATTTTAATGATAAAGAGTTAGAATCTATACCGGTTTCAAAATTTGGTCAAATTGATTATATACCAGTAGCTACAGAAAAATTTGGCGAAAAAGCAACTCAGCTAGATACAATACTTGATGGTATTGCAAAAAATAAAACTTCTCCGGCAAAAGCAAGACAAGAAATTTTTAGAGAATTAGGTGATTTAAATTTAACTAGAGAAGAAGCAATATCTATTACTTTTGATTTTTTTGGTAAAGAACAACCTGGATTTATAAATTTAGAAAAACCTGAAATGAAAAATATAATGACATATGAAGGTGATTCAGAAGCATGGATTGATGCTAACTCAGATATATTAGATTCAAATAATGATGGGGATGTTGATGCAGGAGAATTAAATGCATGGATAAAAGAACAGTTAGTTGAAGCAGGAATGAATGCATATGGACAATATGCCGATAAATATGCAGAAGAGTTAGACGAAAAGGGTACTGGCCGCGGTTCAAAAAGATTTAATGATATGCTTGACCTTGCGCATGAGTTGACTAAATATGCACCTTATGAAAATGGAGTATTAGAAGCTTTAAAAAGTGAATCAATAGGCGCAACATTTGGAGGAGGTAAAGATATTACTCTTGTTGAAGGTGAAAAGCAAGCGCAAATTGCTGCTCTTAAAGAAAAAGGTTATAGTGATGAAGTTGCTAAAAAGGCTGTTGAAGATGCTGATGGTAAAAATGCTGTTGTATTTTTAAAATCCACACCAATTTCAAACTTTTCTGATTTATTAAATTATTACAATCAAAATAATTATACAAAATCAAATCAATTAAAATTTTCAGATTTTAATGATTTATTTAATGACTTAGAACCAGAAGGAAGAGAATTATTTAGAGGTCAATTTAAAAGAACATATCCTATTAATTTTGAGCCTTTAGCTCCTATAGATTACAGACAATTTAAAATACAACAATAATGCCTATATTTAAATTAAATGAAGAGATTTATAATATTCCAGATAGTATTGTAGATCAATTTAAAAAAGATAATCCCGGCGCAACTGAAACTGAAAAGCCGGGAAAGACAAATCTCACATCAACGGGTGCGGATGTGAAGGATCCTGCAGCACCCGATACGGATTCCAAGCCGGGCGTTACTTCTTCGGGTTTTACAAAAGAAGGTGAAATACTTTTAACCGGTCAACCTTTTGAAGAAGGTGGATGGGCTATAACAAGTGTTCCATTAGAAGAAGTTGTAGTTACAGCTGATCAATATTATAAAAGAGAATCAGAAGTTGCTAGAAACGTATTGCTTGATTTTGGTATACCAGAAATTGAAAAAAGAGATATGGGTGAATTAAAGCCTATAACCGCTTTCGAAGAAACTCAAAGAATATCAAAAGCTGAAATAGAACAAAGAAAAAAAATTCCTGAAAAACCTAAAACTTTAAGACAGTCTATTGCTAATAGCACTGGACAAGCTATGAATAGATTTGCCCAAATAGACGATTATGGGCAATATTTATATCATATGATTTTATCTGATACAGATATAGCTTATAATATATTTGGAGAAGAATTTGGAAATAAAGTTTTAAAACATAATAGAACTGAGTTAGGTAAACAAGAGGCTAAGCTTAAAAGGTATGCTACATTGACAAAACCTGCGTTTGCATTTACTGATATTTCAAAAGATAAAAGTATTGGTAAAAATATAATATATGGAGCTGGTGGGGCTATTAATGCTATAATGAATGTTGGTTCTAGTGCTATTTTATCTGCATCAACAGCAGGTGTAGGATTAGGTATTGAAATAATAGGACAAACTATTGCAGAGCATAATAGAACATTAGCCCAAGTAAAAGGAATGAATTTAGAGCAGTTACAAGAAAGCGGTATGTTTGAAGTAACAACTCCTTTAACAATAGGTGCTCTTAGATATAAATTAGAAAAAATTGGATTAGATAAGCTTTCTAAATCTATTTTAGGATCAAGTCCTTCACTTACTAAAAATATAGTTGATCTTACTTTTACTACAGGTTTTAATGGTACACAAGAATGGGTTGATGTTGGTTTAGAAACTATAAATAAATCATTAGCAGAAGGCAAAAGTCAAACACAAGCAGAAGAGGACGCTTGGAAATTTATGACATCTAAAGAAGGATACGAAAGTTTTTTACAAGGAGCTTTTGGATCAACAGGTATTGTTTTAGGAGCTAGAGGATTAAGAACAGCTGCTAATTTAAGAAATAAAGATGAATATGATTCTTTAAGAAAAATAGTTGGAGAAATAGGTAATTTAGAAAGAGCAAAACTTAAAAAAGGTATTTCACAAGAATCTATTAATGTTATTTCTGAAAAACAAAATAAATTAATAGAAGAAGTAAAAGCAAATGTTGAAAAAAATAATGAAATATTATTTTCTTTAACAGAAAATCAGATTAAAGAAATAAATTCTCAAGCTGAAATAATAAAAATAGCAGGTGAAAAAGCTAAAATAATTAATCAAGATAGGTCTTTAGATAATGAAACAAAAACAAAAATATTAATTGAATTTGAAACCGAAGTATCTGATGCGGAAAAAACAATATTTAATATAAGAGCAAGAGCAGAAGAATTAACTAAACAAACAGAAAAAGTAAAAAGAGCAGCTAAATATGTTGATAATTTAGAAATACAAAAATTTGATAATCAAGAGCAAATAAATGAATTTATAAATAATCAAAATGATATAAGCCAAGAAAATAAAAATCAATATAAAAAAAGATCTAATAGTTATGGATTTATAATACAAAATCCAGATACAAATAAACAAACAATAATAATAAACTCTGATGAGGCATTTAAAACAGGTGAAGGCATCAATGTAGCGAACCATGAGTTTATGCACGCCTTACTATTTAAATCTTTAAAATCAAATCCCACTTTAGCTAAAAATCTAGCTTCTGCATTAAATGAAGAATTAAATAATTTAAATATTGATAATATAAAAAATTCTCAATACAAAAAAAGATTAAAAGAATATTTAAAAGATCCTAAAATAGATAGTAATACAGCTGCTGAAGAGGCTTTAACTTTATTTTCAGATGCATTAAGATCAGGCGATATTACATTAAAAAGTAATAAAATATCAGACGGTATAAGATCTTTAACACAAGCTTTTGGTGTAAAAACAAAATTTAATTCAGGAAAAGATGTAATTAACTTTATAAAAGATATAAATAAAAGTGTAGATAAAGGCACATTAACTAAAGAGCAAATAAGAATAGCACAAGGATTTGATAAGCTTGAAGGACGTATTATTAGTGAAGAATTAATAGGTAATAAAGAAGAACAAGTAAAAGGTATAATAAGAAAAGAATCTCGTAAAATATCTTCTGATAAAGTACAAGAAATATATGAATCTCAAGGTGCGGCTAATGCTTTAGATATAATAGATCAGTTTAAACCTATAACAAATAAAATAGTAAACAGATATAAAGATGTACCTGGTTTTGAATTTGAATTATTAAGAGATGAAATAGAAACAGGTAAAAGAGGTATACTTGACATGATAATGGATTATACCCCTGAAAAAGCAAAAGGTGCTCCATTAGCTGCTTACATAAATAGCTTATTACCAAAAAGAGCAATTGAGGCGGCAAATCGTATATTAGATACTGAATTTAAACTTGATGTTACAGAAGCTAAAAGCGTTACTGATACAACAACAGAAGAGGCTACAGAAATACAAGAACAGGAAACATCTGAAGAATTAAAAAGTTTACGTAAAAAAATGGGTATTGGTGATGAAATAATACCTGTTGTTTTTGCAGCTGTTCAAAAAACTTTTGGTACTAAGCTACCTAATATTAATGAAAAAACTTTTAAAAAGGAATTAGAAAAAAGATATAGAACAGAACTTAAAAAACCTATTTCTAAATTATTTGGTAAAGGAGAAGCATATGAATCTTTTTTACGCGATAATTTTGAAACAATATATAATTCATTACCTCAGTCTATATTTAATAAAAGATTAAAAGAATTTGCTGAGCCTGTATTAGATAAAGATGGAAAGCAAAAAAGAGAAAAAACAGCTGAGGGTAATAAAATATTTACTAAGAAAAAAATATCTAAAGCTGAATTTATAAAATATTTTTTAGGTAGTGACGTAGGAAGATCTACACAGGGCACAAGAAAAACAGCAATAGTAGAAGCTGTTGCAGAAGCATTCGCGTTTGATGCTACTATGGAAGTTCTATCTGATCCTACAATTTTACAAAAAGCTAAAGATATAGCTGAATTACAAGGTAAAAAATTACCTGAAAATTTTGTAAATAAATTAAGCGAAATAATTGATAGACCGATCGGTTTTAAATTTTCACTGCCAGTTGAAGATTCAAAAATATTAGAAGATAATAATATAATTCCGTATAAATTAGAAACTATTGATGATATTCCTAATTTTATAAATGATATTAGAAAAATGGCTAAAATATTTAATACTGAAGATTATAAAGTATTAAATAAATCTGTTTTACAATTTACAGCAAAAGCTCTTCCTGATAGTAATGCAAGAAAAGAATTAACTAAACAATTAAATAAGTTAGTAAAAGAGGGGGTATTAGCTTCTCGTGTTACTATAGGTAGAAATAAAATAACGCAAGCATTTGGTAGAAATTTAAAAGAATTAGGAAAAGCTTTTGAAGATGGAAGAGTTAAAAAATGGAATGAAAAACACACAGCAGTAGGAGATAAACTTTGGGATGATATTAAAAAAGCAATAGATAATGATAGAAGCTTAGCTGTACCTATTATGTATTTTTTATCTAATTCAATCAATGAAGTTACAAATCCGCATAGAATGTGGGCTCCTTTAGAAGCATATGAAATAGGTGCAGAAAAAATACATTACGAGCATGCTATGCAATCAACTAACGCATATAGAGCTTTGATCAACACAATACTAAAAAGAGAAAATTTTGAAAAGAAAAAAGCAGAAATAAAAGAAAATTATAAAATAATTGCTGTTGATACATCAAGTAATTCAAAATTAGAAAAAGCAGGTTTTAGTAAAAAATTTTTAGATAAATGGACAAATTGGTGGCAAAGATATTTTAATGAAAAAGTTGCTAAAATTGATGGAGGAATTGATCCTAAAAATATTATATTTCCGTTTAATGAAAATAAAACCGCCGCTGATTTATTTAATATAGGATCCCCAAGCGGACAGTCTATTATAAAAGAATCTAAATCATTAAGTAAAGAATTTAATAAATTATTAGAACAAACTACAGGCGTTCCATTTTATGAAAAGTTTTCACCTGTTAAAGCTACAATAATGGGTAAAGGAAAAGGTAAAAAATTCTTTATACCATACTCAGCAGATGATTTTGTAGGTTTATTATATGCAACTTTAGGCACCAAAAAGCAAGGTGGTAATGAACAAATGAGATGGTATGAAGAAAATTTGCTTAGGCCGTTTTCTCGCGGTATACAACAATATGAAACAGCAAAACAAGTTGCTTTACGTAATTGGCAAAACCTTAAAAAAGAAGCTAAAAAAGATGTGCCTGGTGGTTTAAATAAAATTAATGAAGCTGGATTTACAAATCAAAATTCATTAAGAGTTTATATGTGGAAAAAACAAGGTATAAAAAATAGCGATATACCTGGTATAGCGGCAAAAGAAATAAGAGAAAATGTTCAAATAGTTCAAAATAATTCTAAATTAAAAGCTTTTGCTGAAAAATTAATGGCATTAAATCCTGAAGGCTATCCCGCGCCATCTGTTGAATGGATAGCCGGTGATATTACTACAGACTTAGTTTCTTATATAAATGACGTAAAGCGAGCTGAATATTTAACACAATGGAAAGAAAATGTTGATCAAATATTTAATGATCAAAATAAAAATAAATTAAAAGCTTTATATGGGGAAGGATATGTTAAAGCATTAGATAATATGCTTTATCGTATGGAAAAAGGCAGAAATAAATTTAAAGATGCTAGCGATATAGAAAGAAAGTTTCAAACCTGGACAAACAATTCTGTAGGTGCTATTATGTTTTTTAATGCTAGATCTGCTGTGCTTCAAACATTATCAGCTGTTAACTTTATAAACTTTAGCGATAACAATCCTATTGCAGCGGGTATAGCATTAGCTAATTTTCCGCAGTATGTAAAAGATTTTTCAACATTATTTAATTCAGACTTTTTAAAACAAAGACGTTCTGGTTTACAGACTGATGTAAATGCTGATGAAATTGCAAAAGCAGCCGCCACATCTAAAAATCAAGTGCAGGCAATGCTAGCGGCAATACTTAAATTTGGATTTACACCAACGCAAATAGCTGATTCATTTGCTATTGCATCGGGTGGTGCTACGTTTTATCGTAATAGAATTAATAAATATAAAAAAGAAGGATTAAGTCAACAAGAAGCAGAACAAAGAGCATTTACAGATTTTCAAGAAATAGCTGAAGAAACACAACAATCTGCTAGGCCTGATAGAATATCTATGCAACAAGCGGGCTCATTAGGACGTCTTATATTAGCTTTTGGTAACACTCCTATGCAATATGCTCGTTTAACTAAAAAAGCTACGTTAGATTTAATTAATGGGCGCGGAGATTGGAAGACAAATATTAGTAAAATTGCTTATTATAGCGTAATACAAAATATAATATTCTCTGCTTTACAACAAGGATTATTTGCTTTACTATTTGACGATGAAGAAGATGAAGATAAAAAATCTAGATTCTTTAGAATAGGTAATAGTAGCGTTGATACTTTATTAAGAGGCGCAGGTGTATATGGAGCAGCAGCGGCTACGGTAAAAAACATGATTCTTAAAACTATAGAAGAAGCTAAAAAGTCTAGATCTGATTATACTAAAGTTGCAATAGAAGCAACAGCAATATCACCACCTATAAATTCTAAACTAAGAAAACTTGTTTCAGCTGGTAAAACATTTACATATAAACAATCAAAAGAAAAAGTGTTTACAGAAGGATTTAGTTTAGATAACCCTGCTTTTTTAGCAGCTGGAAAAGTAATCTCCGCTGGAACAAATTTGCCTGCTGATCGTTTAGTATTAAAAATGGATCACATATATACAGCAATGCAGCCTGAAACAGAATTATGGCAAGGTATAGCTTTATCGCTTGGCTGGGGTGAATGGGAATTAGGTATGATAGAAAAACAAACTAAAAAATCAAAAGATCCATTAAAAGAATTAAAAAAAATACAAAGAGATATTAAAAGAATTAGAAAATGAAAGCATCACCGTTAACAAAAAAAGACCGTTGCTATTATAAAGCAAAAGCAAAATATAGAGTATTTCCTTCTGCATATGCATCAGGTTATATAGCTAAATGTCGTAAACGCGGCGGTAATATAAAATAAAATGCCTAAAAGAAAAGACCCTAAAAAAGGTACGGGTAAAAAACCTAAAGGTTCAGGAAGAAGATTATATACTGATGAAAATCCTAAAGATACAGTTAGTATAAAATTTAAAACTCCTGCTGACGCAAGAGCTACTGTAGCTAAAGTAAAACGCATTAGTAAACCTTACGCTCGTAAAATTCAAATATTAACTGTTGGAGAACAAAGAGCAAAAGTTATGGGTAAAACTCAAGTGGTGTCTATATTTAAAAAAGGTAAAGAAGCAATAAGAAGATCTAATAAAAAGAAAAATGGATAAAAATTTAAAAGCAGTTATATCACAATTAAAAAAAGCTTCGCGCATGCACGCAATGCAAGCTAAAAAAATTGAGAAGCATTTAAAAGCTATGCAAAAAGGATATAAAAAATAATGCCTTATGTAAGTGATGCCCAAAGAAAAGCTGTATGGGCCAGCAAAAATGAAAGAGCTGCTTTAAAAAAAGTAAGAAAAACAGAACAAGGTGCTAATCTTAAAAGATGGTTTAAAGAAAAATGGGTTGACGTTCGTACAGGTAAACCATGTGGTAGACGAAAAGGCGAAAAGCGCGGAGTACCGTATTGTAGGCCCAGTAAAAAAATATCTAGTAAAACAGGTAAAACAGCAGGAGAAATGTCTGCTTCAGAAAAAAGAAGTAAGATTAGAGAAAAAACAAGACTAGGACAACCGGCAGGATCACCAAGAAGAGTAAGTCCAGTTACAATGAGAATAGCCCGTAAATTTTAAACTCGTGGAAGATTTGAAAATATATAGTATAAATTTTATAGCCTTAGCTACTAGTATGACTTCTGTTACACCGGTTTTACAAACTCTTGTATTATTATTAAGTATTATTTATACAGTAATAGGTATTTATAAACGATTAAAAAAAGAAAATAAATGAGCATTCCCAGAAACGGCGTGGCGCGCGAAATAAGACATTACGTAGGATCATTATTTATATTTTTATTTGTTATAGGAATTATTGTAGCTCTTATACAGTTTCCTGTATTAGATACAAATAAAGAAGTTGTAATGATGTTGATAGGAACAATATCGGCAAGTATTGGTATTGTAGTGTCAACTATTACTGGTGCTAAACCAGATGATGTAACTGCACTTAAAAATGAAGTTGAAAAGAAAAATAACCAAATAGAAATGCTGGTTGAGGCAAAAGATAGATTAGAGCAGATGGTAATAGATTTGCAAAAGCAAATGTTAGATAATCAAGATAATGTTATGGATAAGATTATATTAAAAGCTGCTATTGATTTTGATGATAAACATAATCCACCAAAAGGAAAATAAAAAAAGGGGCTTTGCGGCCCCTTAATTATTTTAAAACAACAGACCTAATCCAATACCAACACACGGCCCTAAAAACGCCCAAGCTTCTAAAAGCTTTATTTTTTTCAATTCGTCTTTAGTAAATACATTATCTTCTGTATTTAATATTAGATTAGCGGCTTTTCTTTTTGCTTCCTCTAATTCAGATTCAAGCTTCTTTACTTTTTCTTTTAAAGTCATAATATAAAATTTAAATTATCCGTCGCAGCTTAAACACTCAGGATTCATCGCTGCTGCTGCAATATCCCCTCTTAAAACAGATTCAGTTCTCATATAGTACAACGTTTTTATTCCTTTCTTCCATGCTTCTAAATGAACTCTGTTTATCCATTTAGGTTCGGCTACTGAAGGGAATGCTAAATTTAAACTTACTGATTGATCTATATAATCCTGTCTTATTCCGGCTTGATTAACTAATTCTAATTGATTAATCTCTTTAAATGTTTTATATACATTTTTTACCGGCTCTCCTTCTTTTTCATTAAGTCTTCCTGCGTGATCGTAAAACCATCCATCGAGTTCTTTAATTCCTTGAACGGATCCACCATCTTCCAAAATTTTGTCCCAAGTTTCTTTATTATCGATTCCAATTTTTCTTAATACTTTTTTAAGTTCTTTATTTTTCCTTATAAATGTGCCTTTAGCGGATTGTTCTGTAAAAACATTTGCTGCCCAAGGTTCAATACCAGGTGAAACATTTCCACTAAGTTTACTATTAGAAACAGTTGGAGCTATTGCTCTTAAGTGTGTATTTCTAAATCCTGTTTCTCTGCACCATAAAGGTTCACCATATACTTCAGCTAAGGCTCTTGAAGCCCGTTCAGTTTCAATTTTTATTTTTGAAAATATTTCTCGCGTTTTGAATTGAGCTAACAAACTCTCGAAGCTTATCCCATTTTTTTGTAACAGGCTGTGCCATCCAAGGACACCTAATCCAAGCGCCCTTCCTTTCTCCGCACTGCGTACAGAGTTCTCGAATCCCTTCATATTCTTTGCTCGTTGAATAAATTCTTCGAGCACACCGTCCAGGAACCAAGTTGCGTCGTATATTAAATTCGTATTCTTCCATTCATTATATTTATCTAGATTAACTGATGACAAGCAACAAACAAACGAATGTGACTCGTCGGTATGTAATGTTATTTCACTACATATATTTGTCATATGGACCTTAAGTCCGTTTGATTTATACGCTTTTGGATTAGCCTTGTTTGTATTTCCCTTAAATAAGATATAAGGTTCTCCAGTTGCTTTACGCTTTTGTAATAGCTTACTCCATTTTTTTCGTGCTTCACTATCTCCGCTTTCAAGCTTTCGCATAAACTTGTCACCGACCACAGCGCACTGGTGGAGATTAAGGGATTGTCTGTTAACATCACCTTTTGGTTCTCTAATTTCCAGCCACTCTTCAAAGTCGGGGTGATCAATATTAATATTAACTGATGCCGCTCCACGTCTGACAGATCCTTGATTAGTGGCAAGTATTGTTGAATCATATATTTTGCAAAAAGGTACCACCCCGTCACTTGTTCCATTTCCTGTAATTTTAGCGCCGGCGGGTCTAATCATATTTACGCCTAAGCCAACACCGCCACCATGCTTGGCTAAAAGCATCATTTCTAAATTCTTTTGTCCAATATCTTGAATACTATCTGCGACATCAATACCAAAACAACTAATTGGTAATCCTCTATCTGTGCCTGTATTAGATAAAACAGGTGAAGCTAAACATAACCAGCCATCCCATATATATTGAAAAAACTTATCTGCTAACTCAGGTTTATATAAACGCCTTGCAACTGTTTTTGCAACGCGCATATATGCATCTTTAGGCGATTCACCGTTATACAAATAGCCACCAGATATTGTTTTTTTATATACATCATTGTCTCCCCATACAGGATAGTCTTCACCTTTTTTCCAATCGCTATTCCACATCTTTTTTTTCTTTTTCTTTTTTTAAATCTTTAGTTAAAGCTTCTATACCTTTTTCATAATCAGGAAACTTTTTAATTAAGCTCATTGTGCCTACAGATAAATCTCTAAGATTATTAAGCTCCTGTATTATTTGTTGTACATTTTGGCCTAGAATTTCTATTCTATTCCACATTTCTAATAGTTTACTTTCTTTCATGACGTATATAAATAAATTAAATAACCTATAACTACATTAGCATTAACTAACACTAGGTTCCATTGTTTTGCTACCCAAACTTGTGGTAAAGCTAATAGTCCCCCTATTACATAAGTTACAGCACCTATAGTACCGTAAGATAATAAATAAGGGGAAAGCATTATAAATCCAGCACCCATGTATCCAAGTCTATTAGCTATTCTTTCTTGTGGTGAAAGCCTTCTTTGTTTCACCATGAATCTTAATATTGATTTTGTTACCATATATCTTCAAAATCTTCACCTTCGTTAGCTTTAGAATAATCAGTAGGCCTAACAGCAAAAAAGTCGGTGTGAGTATGCCCACCTGTAAGATGGTAAAACCAGTCAAGATTGTTTGAGGCTTCTTCATCATAACTAAAGTATTTCCCGAGGTCGACGTAACCAAGCTCAGATAATTTTTCATTAAGTCTTTTTCTAATAAATTGTTTGAGGTCGTAAGATTTAAGGTTTTCAATATCTCCTTGTTCAAACATTTTATCGATATATTTTTCTTCTGCGGTAAGCATTGCTTCTGCTGCATTGACAACATCTTTTTTACAATTTTCTAATAACTTATTATCTTCTCCACACATATGTCTAAATAATTGACATCCCATTTTACTGTGCAACGATTCATCTCTTACTGACCATTTCATTTGTTGCCCAATCCCTTTGAGGAGGTTGCGTAACTGAAAGCTATAAAGCACAGCAAAAGCAGAATACAAGCTAACTCCTTCTGCGAATGCACTAAATATTGCAAGGCTTTTAGCAATTCCTGTAGTATTATTTCCATCATAACTAACTAAATTATCAAAGCGTTCCATAGTTGCTTCATCTTGTAAAAACGCTTCAAAGTTTTCTAATCCTAATGTTTCATTTAAATAACTATAAGCTACGGCATGAATAGTTTCTTGTGAACCAAACATCATGGCCATTTGTTGTATTTCATGTTTTGGAAACCACCCAACTACTTTTTGTGTCCAGTAATCAGATACAGCACACTCTGTTTGAGCAAATCCCAAAAGAATATTTCCAACCAGGTTTTTTTCTGAGGGTGTAAGTTTTTCGTTCCAATCCTTAACGTCGCCTGACATTGGTATTTCGGTATGTAACCAGAATGCTTGAGCTTGTTTAAGCCATCCCTCAGTATAGTATTCTGGATATTCAAACGGCTTGTACGGTATTCTTTCATCAAATAATCCCATATTATTGTTTATCTATTTCTATGCAAATATCTACAAAAGGTAGATAAAACACATGTTGTACATATTCTTTTTCTATATAAGATCTCATACCCAAAAGTATTCCTGGATATAATCCTAGTGTTATTTCCCAATTATTAGGTACTAATCTCATCGGCCTTGTCCTTTATAACGTTTAACATAATTTTTAGATGATTTTAATTTTGATGCTTTGCTTTTTGCGTGCACACCTTTTCTTTTTACTTTGTGTTTAAATATATAATTTGATTGAATATTTTTAGCCATAACATTTTATGTCGTATTTATTATGTATTTCAACTATTTCTTTATACTTTATAAAACCACGGTTTTCAATAGACCATTTAATCCATTTTTCAACCTGTCTAGATGCGTAATGCCTTCTAGCTATTTCTTTCGCATCTCCTTTATTATACTTATTACTCTGTCGCATTCTTTTTGATTTTGAGGTTTAAATAAAATATAATTAGGAAATTGTTCTGAAACTAATTTTTTAAATAACTTCCATCTAATAGGAAAAGATTCATTTGCTCTTCCTTTAGTTTCAATAATAAAATCCTTACCTATAAAATCTGGTGTATACTTTATAGGTAATATTCTTTTACCACCTCTATTTACAAATTCTCCTTTTGCATTTGCTTGTCTTTCATAAGATTCATTTGATAAATGAAAACCATTTATAAGCATAAACGTTTCTCCTTCATACGTAGCTTTTATCTTATTTTTTTTTAAGGCCATATACATATATCTTTCTAAACCTGATGCAAAATTTATTCCATCATAAGTTATTCTTTTTGATTGTACCGGACCTTTTTTTCTTTTATAATTCCTGCGCATCTCTTACGTAACATTCTTCAATTTCTTCACGTAATACAGATCTTGCTTTTTCAATATAATTAACAGCATCCATTAATTCTTCTTGTATATGTTTTAACCAAGTATCTAATGATTGTTCATCATCTGAAAGTGTAACACCGTATTTTTTAAAGCCAACGTCAGAACGCGATTTAATTTTATTAATTACTTGTTCAATTATTTTATCTCTCATAATGTATCTTTTACAAATGTTCCATCTACCATTCTGCCAGTTCTATTAAAAATTTCATCATAAGCAGATTGAATACAGCTTTCAATGTCATATCCGACCAATTTTGAGAGATTTGTAAGTACAACAACACTATCACCAATAGCGTCAATAATACCATTTTTATCGCCTTCAAGTAATGCTTTGGCGAGTTCTCCGGTTTCTTCATATAATTTAATTAATTGTGTTTTAGGATCACCTTCTTTATATATGCCTCGTTCATCTGCCCAGCTTCTAATAAGATCAAATATTTCAACATTATTATATGTAGGCTTTGCTAAAAAAGCTTCATAATAAGCTTTATTATATATAAAACAACGGTCGTTGTTATACATAGATGGCTTAATATTAGCTAATATCCATTTTTTTGTTTCGTTATTTATTTCAAACGTGCCAAGACTTGTTTGCCATTTAAGTCCATCATTCTGATCTAATACTTTTTCTAGATCTTTTCTATCGCAATTAAACGTAGAAGTTTGTTCTGTAGGGTTAACTTTCATTGATTTTATTTTTATTAAATTACTATATAATTGCCTGTCAACTTTATATCCATAAAATTTTTGCAACTGTCTTTCCATCCATGATGTCTTATTCATGTCTCTTGATGAAAAAAGCACATCATATTCATTTTTTTTATATCCCTGTTCAAGTTCAACGCGCTTATTTAAATTACACGTCATGCCAATTTTTTGACCCGGAATATGATAAATATAATAAGTTTTTTTATCCGACTGAAAGATCTGCTTTGATTGCGTCATGGTGCTTATAATTTTTTAAACTAATGTCACTTTTAGAAGGTATATGTAAGTTATCTATAGTTAATCCAAAAGCTAATTTTAATTTAGGTAATTCAAATTTAGATCTTTTTATTTGAATTTTAGCCTGATTTATATGATTATTATATAAATGACAATCACCTAAGCTAGCTATTAGCTGACCAGGCTTATATTCAGTTTCATAACAAAGAAGTTCTAAAAGCAAACCGTACATAACTATATCATACGGCAAACCTAAAAAAACATCTGCAGATCTTTGTTGCCACATTAAACTCATTCGTGTATCATTAATATATATTTGAAAACTATAGTGGCATGGAGGTAATACCATATCAGGTATATCAGCGGGGTTCCAAGCTGAAACCATAAGCCTTCGAGAATATGGTGTTTTTTTAATTTCTGACAGTAAGCTTCGTAGCTGATCAACACCACCGAAGTTACGCCACTGATGCCCATAAATAGGGCCCAAAGTTCCGTCGGTCCTTCCAGATCTTGCGTAATCGCTATCCCAATACCTAACACCGTTATCATTAAGGTACTTAATATCAGTACGACCCGATAAAATCCATAATAATTCTGTAACTGCATTTTTAAAATATATTTTTTTTGTAGTTAAAATTGGAAAACCTAGACTCATATCGTGTCTTAACATTCTTCCAAATACAGCTCTTGTTCCTGTTCCTGTTCTGTCTTGCTTTTCTTTACCACCATATAATATACCTGATAGCAATCCTATATATTCATCCTCTATATTTATCATAATAATATTTACACATTTTATAATACTCAATCCATATTGTATGCTGATCATAAATACTAGGAGCAATATGTATTGTTTCATTTTTTTTATATGGCCCAATAGCAATACCTATACGCCATTTTTTTTCTTCATTATAAATACCTAGCGGTGATATTCTTATATTTTTATTGACACAAAAGTTACGCCATTTGTTTTCCTCTTCATTAGGAAAATAATTAGGCATTGATTTATTTTTTTTTCTGCTTTTTAATCCGCTTCCCATGGCATAACTTCATTTACTGCTGTTTCATAATGAGGTATAAAACAACCTGATTTAGGTTCCCATTTAAAATAAGCTTCAGCACCGTTTTCACCTAAATTTTGAAACTTAACTTTTAAAACTTTTGCTTTAACTGTTTTATTATCGTAATCCCTGTGTACAAGCAGGCCATGATAAGAAGCATCATACCACTCACCGCCTCCTTTAATATTATACATAGTTGGTTCTTCAATTTTTCCATTTCCATCTTTATACATTTTAGTAGGATGAGCTACTATGATAACCAAAACATCATATTTTTTAGCAAATATTTCAATTTTAGTTAGATATTCCATAGTGTATTTATTCACATCCTCTGTTTTATTATCAATATCTCTAATTTTATTAAATGGATCAATAACCAAACACTTAATCCCTTTCCGCTTAACAAGCTCAGCGCCTTTCTTTAATACAGACTCTAATGTATACCGTTCCATGTCTATAAAAAAGAAGTTATCATTTACGTGTTCGGCTATTGACTTCCATTTAATTCCACCAATATCAGCTTTTCTAGGCATGTCTTTCCATACCTTTCTTAATAGTTTATGCGCATGTAAAAATGTTGGTGCATTTTCCGGTGATGCAAAAGCAGTTTTCCAACCATAATTTGAATTATATCCTATTACCATTTGATCAACGAAATCAGACTTACCGCTAGAAGGTATACCAGTAACAGTAATAAACTGTCCGGTATATGTTGAAAATATTTGATCAAAATTTTCCAGGCCAACTTGATAGCCTTTTTTGAATCCATTTTCAACAAAATCTGTAACCTCCCCTTCAATGTCCTTGAATGTTGTAACGTTTTCAAGCGGTACTGGTTTTGCTTTTGAAATACACTGCGCCAGTTTTTCTTTTCCATATTTTAATAAATATTCGTTTGCGTCTTTACAATCATCAAAATTAGCAATGTAACAAACTTCCGCGCCTAATCTTCTAATTAATTCATTTTGTAATGCTAATCCTGGTTCATCTTGATCAACTGCTATAATTATTTTTTCTTTATCAATAAAATAATCTATACAATTATCTAAATATTCTAAATTATTAGAATTTAATGTTGCACCATTTGGGACAGATACCACGTTAGGAATACCAGATTCATAAAAGCTAAGAACATCAATCTCACCTTCCACAATAACGCAATATTCATACCCAACAATATTATCAATATTGTAAAATATTTTTTCTGCTCCTTTATATAGTTTAAAATTTTTGCGGCCATCTCTATATTTAATGTTAACTAATTGATTACCAGCATAATAATTAAAGTGTATAGCATTTTCTTTTTTATTAGTCTGAGGCATATACTCAGGACCTTCAGAAACTTTTAAGGCTTCTAAAGTTTCCTGAGATATACCACGACCGTTAAACCAATTAATAATCTTACTTCCTAAATCCTCATTAGTAACTTCTGGTTTAACGTATATTTTATTTGCATTGCTTTTACGCTGATATGTATGTAATTGAAAAGTTGAATTACAATTATGACAAGTACCAAGACCTCTTTCCCAATCATAAGAAGCACATTTTTTCTTCCTATTTTCGGGTTTTCTACTAGAAGAACAAAGAGGGCATGTACCCTCTCGTTTTCCTTCTGGTAGACCATATTGATTGAATTTATCAATCAAAAATCCATTGATCTCCGTATTGCTTATGCTCATATTAAAATGGTAAGTCGTCTTCCTTTGCTTCTGTATTAGCTATATTTTGTAGCATTTCAACATTAGATTTTTCTTCTCTCGGTGGAGGTGAAGGAAATTCACCGTTAGTCCACGCAACTTGTACGTTACCTAAATATGTTTTATCCATTTTAGCATCACGTTCTTCTTTAGTTTGTGAAACTATTACTGGACCTTGGTTTCCAAATTGGTCGATCTCATCATTAACGGTAATTGTTATAGGTAAGTATTTACCTTTTTTACCCATAATGATTTTATCTTTTGGTATGTTACTTAAATTAATACTGGTTTTTATAATTCCTGCCATTTTTATAATGTTTGGTTAATAAAATAATTTTCTGGTTTAAAATTTTCTGTTTTGTAAAACAGCTCATAAACATCAGTAGCTTTTTGTACTTTATCTAATCCTGTTTGATAAAATTTATCAGACACATCAAATAAACCTAACTGATGAGTATTCTTATCTACAACAATAAACAAAAAGTCATAATTAAATAACTTATTATAAATATATGCTTGACTGTCATAATTATAACGCTTTGCACTATATCTAAATGATTGAATATCATTTGTAGTCTTGAGATCAATAATTAATCTCTCGTCATGGTTTATAATATCCGCTTTGCCTTTCCACATATTATTTTCAATTTCAATAACACCTGGAACTTCATACTCAACATTGCCTGTAATTAATTTACTTATAATTTCATTGTTAAGCATTTTGTCTCGCATTACTTCTATTTGATCAACTTCGTGCTGTAATAAACACAACTCCCCACCTGACATTTCTTTATATACTTTTGTATTTCTTGAAGAGCTTTCTATAATCTTATATTTTTTAAGTTTATCAGGCTCAAGTATACAGGTGTGAAAATATCCTCCGACTAAAAAAGCGGGTGATGATTTACTGGGTTTTTTAAAGTTAAGCGGATTTGAAAGTAATACGGAAATATCTGAATTACTTAAAAATTGATTTCCAAATTTACCGTAGTAATGTTCATCAATTCTAAGCTTTTCAACTATTTCATCTTGGCTCATGCACTTTTAATGTTAACATATCATCGCTCGTTACATCATATTTACTAAGTATTGCACTCAAAGCCCCACCTGATTCAACAAAACTAATTGCTTTTGTCCAGTTTTCTGAACCTTTAATTAGTTTAGGTTTTGATGAAGATTTATTATGCGTATTAGTTGCATCAGCATCTGCTGTATCATCTATTAATAATAGATTTCCTAGTGCATACTTTTTACCATAAGATGAAGCAGAACCAAATTGCTGAGGCACCTGCATACCTTTTTGATTAAAGTCTACACCAACTAAAGCGGCGGCAGCTATAAAATTAGCACCTTCAGAATCGAAGATAGTTGCTGTAGATTCTATAACGCCATCTCCTAAATATTTTTCATTAACAGTAAAGTATACATTATACTTTTTGTTAAATGGTTTAAGAGCTTCAAGAATGTCTTCAGCAGATCTAAAATTATATTTACCAAAAGAATTAAAGCGTGATTTTTTTGCTTTAAATTCTTGTTGAATTAAACTTAATTTTTCGTGAATAGTCATATTATTATATTAAAATTTAAATTAAAGAAAGTCAACAACTTGTGATGGATCAACAGTATCAATTAACTTATCAATAGCATCACGTTTTATTTGTGAAATTCTTACATACGAAGCAGACCCTTTAATATTTAATTTATCTGCTATTTCTTTTGCGGACATTTTGTCGCAATCCAGGCCATAACTCATTCTTAGTACATCGTATTCTTTTATACTTAAATGAGCTTCCATTATAGATAATAAATATTTATTCATTATATCTATATTGTATTCTTTTGTATTGTCAGGCATTTCAAAAAAAGTATTTTCATCTTGATCAGTTTCATCTAATGAATAAAATATACTATTAAAAAACATCTGAACAGTTTTCTTTTCAGCATCAGAGTTTTTACGCATTTCATTAAGCTTATGCTCAGGTATACGTATATTACCTCTATTAATATCAATAGCTCTTCTTATGGCTCCTTTAATACGTTTACTTAAAAAACTATTAAGTGTACGCTGAGGGTCTATTGAATCTGTAATTTGATTCCAATCTATTTTATCTACTGCTGCTATCAATCCTATTATTCCTTCTTGTATTAAATCATTAATAGTCATTACACCTGATGCTTGTTGTGAGGTTGAAAACTTTCTTGCGATAGTTTCAACTAAACCAACGTGTGTAATAATTAAATCTTTTCTTCCGTCTCCTGTGTTAGGGTTATCACCGTAACTTGCTAAATCGTTTTTAAATCTAACATAGTTCTCTATGTTATACTTCTTCATTTAATAATATCTTTTCCTGCTTAATTTCATGTGTAATGTTTCTATAAACAGTCCGCGTAGATACATTTAATACATTTGCAATTTTTGATATTGTTATTTTATTATTATTACTATGTATATTAAGCATTGCCTCATAAATATCTGGAGGTTCAGCTTTTTTTCTTTTACCAATTATATGGCCTACTATTTTTAATTTTTCAATAGCATTAAGTCCAGAGCTTTCTTTAAATATAATCTTACGCATTTTGTTTTTAGGTGGTGATTCTAAATCACTATTAAAAACATCATCTACTAAATTTTTAAGACTCGCTTTACTTAATTTAATACTTACGAATCCGTTATTCTTATCTGCAAGATAGTGTGTTAATTCTAAAATCTTATCATATGTTAAATTTTTATTTAAATACCATATTACTAATAAATGCCATTTAAATGATTTATATGATGTTATTTTAGCTTTAGTTCTAAATAATTCATAGCACTGGTATGTTCCGTTCTCATAAAAATTACCCCAACTAAAAGTTTCAGAAGGGGTATCAGTTATTGGTCCGCGTCGATATACGATACGTCTTCGATGTAAATACTCGAGTTTTTTATGCGACATTAGCTTATTATTATATATAATTAATTTGCTATCGTCACATATTATAACAATACCAAATTTAAATATTTTCTGTATTGTTTCATACGTGAGCCAATAGATTTTATTTGTTTAACTTTTAATTTTAATTCTTTGCCTTCAAGCTCAGATAGTTTAAGAGATTCTTTAGCTAACTTTTTATGTAGATCAAATATGTGATTTCGAACTACGGTTATGTGTTTGCTTTTCCTGCTTTTTAACTTTCCTAAAATCATTTATTTTTGTTTTTATGTTAAAATAATTAGTTGAAATAAAATGCTTATATAATTTAATTGCCTTCACTCATAATTTTTTTATTTTGATTCTCAACAATCTAATTTTATTTTTAATTATATCAGCTTTTTCATATTCTTCGTTATATACATATTCTTCAAGTAATTTTTCAAGTTTATGTAATTCATAACCATAATATTCAATTTCCGAGACTTGAGTATTATTTCCAAATTCATCAGATACCATAAATGTTCGTGTATTTTTTTCAAACTTTTCTTGATACTTAATTAACTTTTGAAATAACAACTCAGCAATTTTTTCAATTTCCTGTTCAGTTAAAGCCATAGAAATTATATATTACTCGTTAATCAGTGTTATTTAAAAATTTATATATATTAATACTATTATTTACTATAGCTTTAGATGCTTCGATAATGCTGTGTATAGCATTGATCTCGTCCATATCTAATTCTAATTCAGCTATATTACCAACTTCAAAATCATTTACAAATTCCCACAGGTTAGTTGCTGTTTGAGTTATATTACTTTTTATATGCATATTCATATTTGTTCGCTTTTATAATGTGTTTATTAATAAACTTACCAATTGATTTAGAATTACGCATACCTTCAAAAATAAACGGTTCTACACCAATATAACTATAAGTTTTTCCATTATTAAATTTCAAATCTAATATTTCATTAGCAAAATCATATTTAGCTTTTGTTATAGCCATTGAATTTACGTGTACTACTTCTTTATTTAATTTAATCATAATGTTTTGATTTTTGATATTTAATTAATTTCATTCTTATTCTGTGTTTGTCCCAGTATTCAATTGTTTTATCTTGTAATAGTTTATGCTTAGTATAGTGTCGTGGATCAATAACATCAACACCAACGCGATAGCCGTCGTCATACATTGTTTTAACAATTGTATATACTTCTTTAGGACCCAATACTCTTACTCCCATATTTTAAAATATTATTTAATTGTTTTTCTAATCTTTCAATGCGTGCCATAACATCTTTAAATCTAGGTGTAGGCGCGGGCGGTATATAATTCTTATCTAATTCGCTATATATTTTATCATATACTACATTCATATAATCGTCATGCATAGCTTCTATACGATACTTTTTTAAACCGTTAAGTACAGTAGCGTGATCTCTATTAACTTCTCGGCCTATAGCTGCTAAGCTTGCGTAATTACAGAACTTACGTGCTAATCTAAAATATATAAATCTAGCTTGCGTTAATTCACGCGTACGCTTTTTAGTTTTAAGATTATATAAATCTAATTCTAGCTCAACCATTTTGAGTATATCAATTGGTCTTGCAACTTTTCTTTTTGTTTTCATATTTGTATTATCCATATATATTCGTGTTTACTTTGTAATTGTCCATAATTTGTTGTGTACAAATTTCGTTTTGTACGAACGTTTACCAGCTATAATAATATCCCTGTGCTTTATATATTCTTTAAATGTAAATGGTTCACAAGGACCGTATTCAGCTTTTTGTTTAGCCCACTCTTTAGCTTTGGCTTTTCTTTTATTAGTTATATATTTTTTTAAATCTTGTATTGTCATTTAGATAATTTTTTAGCTTTATAAACTGTGTATGGTTCAGCTGGAACATATCCATCATAAGCTTTTTCAATTAGCTTAGCCATATGCATCCATACTTTTAGGTCTCTAATGTCGCCCATAATTCTTTTATAATTTAATTCAGGCCACAAACCTTTGTGTCTTTCTCTAAACCCTTCTCGTATATTCAAACGGTAATGAGCTATTTTAGCTATTAACATTTGTTCAATACGAACATCAAGGTATGTTTCTTTTATTTCTGTCATTGTATTTAATTTAAAATTAGTTGCGCGGGCAGGATTCGAACCTGCGACCTCAGGGTTATGAGCCCTGCGAGCTGGCCACTGCTCTACCGCGCTAAAAGTTAAGGACCTCACTAACGGTTTTCCTTTACCCTTGCAAGAGGTACGTTAGTTTTTTGGCCCTATAAGGTGCCCGATAGCCATTAATTATGACAACTAATACGAGGGAAATTCTAAAAAACCTCGACTACCGGGCGAACACAACAACACAACAAAAAAGTTCTTATTATGGAAAAATTGTGATGCTGTTTTATTTTATTATCCGTTATCCTCCGTGTTAGGGTTGTAATCGTCTTCAGGAGGAAACTCAAACTTATCGCGACTGCCTCGCTTGGTTTGAGGTGGTGCATATCTATAACCTAATATAGGATTGATGTTATGATTCCAAAAATCCCAAGGTATATCATCTTTTTTAATTTTCATTATTTAATATTTCAGTTAATTCTTCATCGTGTTCTGCTAAATATTCATCTAGCTCGTAGTCGTTTAAATAGGTTTCAATATCATGCATATATATTATAGCAAAGTCTTCACCTACATCTGCGACGGTTTCTTTTATGCGGTCTATGACTACATTGAACGAAGGTTCGTAATAGTACACGTCGTATTCCCAATCAAGATTATGAGGGTTACTTGTTATTACGTGTACATCATAGCCGTCAGCTGTATTCCAAGTGCCAATCTCTAAATCTACTTCGTTCGAAGTAAAGCTTTCAGTAATCTTGCACTTTAATAATTTTTCTAGTTTAGTTATATTATCCATTTTTATACAATTTCTAAGTTAAGTTCTTGTGCTACATAATTAATATGTCTTGTAGTTGTCACGCTGTGTGATCCTACGCCCGGCACGTACCAGTTTAATCTGTATAGTTTGCCGTCTTTTATTTCAGCAACGTGTGTGTCATACGATATAACGTCGTTGCCAATTATTCTTAGGTTTTGTTTGTATCTGTCTAATTTCATTTTATTTAGTTTTTATTGTTTCTTGTTTACCTATATTAGCTGGTATTAATTTTCCATCTAGTTCAGCTTTATCAATATACTTGTGAAGCTTTACGGTCATGTATTCAATTATGTCTTCAACGTCGTAGCCGTCTTCCCACATTTTAGGGACAAATTTTTCAAATGCATATTCTAAATCCCAGTCAGCATTTGTAAGGTTATCAATTCTTGTTACTTTTGATTGTATGTCTAAGTATGTTTGTATGTTTGTGTTCATAATATTTAATTTTAATTGTTATTCATATTTATTATCCGATTGCTATCGTGTTAGGTTTGTAATTTTAACCAACCGCTTGCAAAAGTTTTTTAATTTTTTTTAGATTTGTATGAGAGATTTTTGCATTTTGAAAGTGTTCGTAGTCTGGTCCAATCTCAACTAAATCATTTATTGTTTGACGTAAGTCATATAGTTTATCTTTTGTTTT